AACATTGTCATCACCATAGGTCAAAGGCGCAACGTGGCTCCAAAAACCACGCCTGTCACCAGTCAAGTCAAAATACGTGTAAATAAGCGAAACAAGCGAGTACAAACTATTTATGATAGTCGTAAACGGATGTCCACTGGGCAAACTGTGATTCCATTGGTAAATGTATTTCTGATTATCACCGCGCCCTCCAATATGCCGCGAATGCACCAAATCCAACCATAAAACCCGCCTAGCAAGCTGATTTTCAGCCGAATCATTGTACCACAAATTAATGTGATCCAATATAGCATTGTGAACACAAGGTTGCTCACTAGAATCAAAAGCCTTGAAATCACCATCAAACACTGCAGAACCATGTTGCTGCAAATGCTTGGCGACTCTAGGCCAATCAGAATACGAACAAATACCAGGTGCCATGCCAGTGTCAACGTTAATACGCATCATAGCACTAGAAAAAGTGCCAAAAAGCATACGCCATGCAACCACATAGTCAAGGGGCGCAGATGAAATCAAGCGAGTAGCAACCGCTTCAATCTTCGCAGCAGGCCGCAATTCGTCCTTAAGGAAATCGACGTACACATTGCTAAGTCTAATGCCTTTGCGTGCGCTATCCAAAATGTGTTGTACACGATTACGAAGCTCTTGTGCGCGCTTACCAGTAAGATCATAATCTTGCTCTTCCCCGAAAAATTCCTTCTTTCCTCCCTTTACGTCATAAACGTATGGAAATCCAGGCGAAGTATTACGAGGAATGCTACGAAACTTGTCCTGTGGCACACCAAGCACGGCTTCATCAAAATCGTAGAGGCCTTTGCGCACGTCTCGAGTACGCTCAACAAACGGCTTAAAAGCGGTGTGAACGGCGTCTTGAATGTGTGGTAAATCCAAATGTAATAAGGGACTGCTGTACGGTTTAACCGCATTCTCCATAGGCCACACTCGCTCCCAATTGCGAATGACTGGGCCAAGTGGAGCTGGTTGGCAAGTGTACTCGCCCAAAGTGCCATACAAGCTAGTCTTAAAATACTTAGACTTGGGACACAAAGAAATGGGATTATCAACAATGCCAATTGGCAAAAAACTACCCATCTTTTCAAAAGGGAAAGCGTCACCGCTCTGCAATTTAATGCCACGCTCCCAAAGGTCTTCCTCAAACATGTCATGTATGACTGAAAACGCCTTAATAGCGTCGTCAACCATCTCCCTGGTTACAACATTGCAAAAACTGATATTGGCATCAGTCATACCAGCGCAATGAACGCCTATCCAACAGCGCCCGCCAAACGTGTCAGGACGCTCAAGCGTGATAGGCGCGCCACAATCACCAGGTGTAGTAGAACCGGCATATTGAATATAACGGTTCATCCTCCTGCCACCAAAAATGAGCGGCTGGCCAACGAAGCCTAAACTTGGCAAACGCCACGTGTTCCTGGCAACTGTCGTCAACAACTGTTTCTTGTCATCGATATCACACATATGAAGCAAGCCAGTGTTGCCAGAAACATAGCGCAAGTCTTTCTCAGTCAAAAAACTATTTAAAACTTGTCTATGTGCGCGAATGGACTCAAACTTAACAAACTCAACGTCCATTTCACGTGTGGCGATACGCTCAAATGACAAATACTGATCCACAGTAAACTCAACACTGTGTTCGGCATTAACTGCATTACGCAAAACAAGTGTATCGTCTCCAGTGTGCATCTTGCTCCTGACGCTCTCGATCAACTTCTCAGTGAAATGCTGAGGCTGCAAAGCAACCTCACCAGCCACAAAGCATATCTGACCAAACACGTACTTAGTACGCTTAACGTACATCTTATAAGAATTGGCGTAAATGTTATCCATAACAACCTTAGAACCACCATTCTGCAAAATGACGCGCTCACGCACTGGAACTGGCTTCGTCAAAGGCCTATTACTGTGGAGTTTAACCTTAGGCCTACGCCCAAAAACCCCGGCAAGCAAAGAACCTAAAGCTCCAAGAATGGTTCTAACAATCTTGAAAGCTATATAAGTGCCCGCAGCAAAAACCGCAAGTCGCAACAAACGTGTAATACACTTGTGATCATCAGTAAATTGCTTATGAGCGGCTCGCAAATTCTCCAACAAAGATTTGCGAACAGTCTCAATAGGCGCGTCCTCATCAGCGTCAATCTCACTGCCCCACTCAGCAGAATCGCCAGACTGCAACTGGACGCTAAAAGCACCAACCATAGCATCGAGGTTGTTTTTAGTCACCTCGTGTGCAACGGATCTGTGCTTGATCTCATTGGCCACTTTAACGATCATGTCTTGCAAAGGCATTTGTCCGCCGACAGATCGGCCGGTAACAAAATCATGATTCTGCACGTACCAAATGTACCAAGGAAACGTTCTCAACGGATCGTCACCAGGAACAAAATCGGCAATGCAACGATTCCACTCATCCTTAAAACGCCGATAATCCAGCTTGCCATCAGTAGTCCATTCATCATGAACGAAAAGCTCGTAGCCGAAATTAATCCGGCGAGCCACAGCTTCAGGTTCCTGAATCACGACTCTGGCATCAGAAGAAATGCTAGACAAATTGGTACTACCAAAGATAATTTTGGAAGAAAAGTAAATCCTCCCCTTGGAAGCCAAATCAGCAAAATTCAAAGGCATACTAAAC